CGTGATCCGGGAGAAGAGCTCGACTCGTGGGCCTAACATCAAGCGATCGAACGGATCGCTTCCCACGAGGCAAGAGCTCTTCGGCGGATCAAAGGAGGAGTGAGTGAGTCAGCTTAGAACGTTTGAGATTCTCGCAAAGTATATTGGCAAGGCCTCTAATGTGAAGGTGCGTCTTGAGAAGGATGCAGTACCGCATGCGTATCCTGAAACACGAGAGATTGTGCTGCCGTACAACATCGCTGAAGACAGAGTCTATCCTGCCATTGCTGAGTGTATCCATGAAGCCTGTCATATCCGTTACACGACTTTCAAAGTAAAGGATGTTATCGATGATGATTACGAAATGCACATTCTTAACGCCATCGAAGACATTCGGATTGACAAGAAAGCATTTGGAATATTACCAAATATCCCAGGTTTTTACGAAGACCTCTACGCTGACATCAAGAAACGACAACCTCCCCCCGCTGAGCGTAAGAAGATGGCGTTCGAGGGTCGCGTGCTGGTCGATATCATTTGTGACCAGGAGGGCTTTGGTCATTACAAGTCAGGGGACAAGGAAGTTGAAGAGTTCATTGCTGATTACGGTATTAGTCATAAAGTCTATGAGGCGCGTGATGCTCTGGATAATGGCGACCTTAAGAAAGCTCGGAAGAAAGTTAAAGAGATCGCTGATGCCTTTGATGTAGACCGCAAGAAGCCAAAGCCTAAAGACCCTAATGCTCAAGGTGGTGGCGGAGCTAGACCGGCAGCGCAGCAGGTAGCTGATGCAATGAAGGCTATTGGTAAAGATGCTTCGAAGATCTGGGGTCACACAAGCGATGTATCAAGCGCTCCATTCATGGTGCTTGATCCGCTTGCTCTACGCGAACAGACGCAAAAACAATTCGAAGAACTCTTGAAAATGAAAGAAGAGCAGCTTTTTATCCATGAAGAAGGTGGCCTTAACACGGAAAATCTCACCTCATTCTTTACTGAGGACATTGAGGAGCTGTTTGTGGATTCCAGAATCATTGAACCGAAGAAGAGCAAAATCATTATTGTTCTTGATGCCTCTGGATCCATGAGCTCTTCACTTCTCTGTGGCACGTCAGCTAAGGATGCGGTCGCGAAGACTGCCGGGTCAATCAAAGAAGTAATCGACCGCGTGAACGAAGCTGAGGGCCTATGCGTTGATTATGAGATCGCTGCCTTCAACGAAAACTACATCAAGCTAGATAAAGAAAACTGGATGAAACAGTACAACCAGCATACCGGAGGGACCTGTGTAATTAACGCGTTCAAACAGGCACAGAAGGACCTTCTTAGCGATTTTGATATAGAGGGTAACAAAATGATCGTGTTCTTAACTGACGGTCAAGTGGACTCCACTGAAATTGACCAGGTTAGAGCTGAGATCATTAAGACGAACTCCGAAATTAAGGTTCTGATCCTGGGAGTGGGAGCTGATCCGCATGGATCATTCGTTCAGAACATCATTGAAGATGCCAATATCATGGACCTCGAATCTGCGGATGTCATCCTACTCGAAGCAATCATGGGTGCTCTGGGGTCCTGAGACGAAATCATGGAGCGGTGCCGTTGCGCAGGGAATGGATGGCTAACAGCGAGCGAACGGCGAGCGGCATCCATGACCGGAGCAGAGGCAAAAGCGTAATGATTTCGTAGAAAGGAGCGCGAGCATGAGCACCCTGACTTTCACAGAACAGTCTTTCAAAGAATTTAAGCGGCTGTATGAAAACTGCAAACCTAAAGGAGTTTTTAAATTTGAAGAACACGATGTTCTCAAAGAGTACGCAAAGTATCTAATTCAGTATGTCGAATCTAAACAGGAGGTAAAAAGTGGACAGGCTTTTAAACGTAAGTAAAGTGAAGAAGTTTTTACTGGAGGCCGGGAAATTAAAGTATGCCCATACGCCAGAGTACATTCCAACGCGTGTATCGAAAGAGTTCATTCAGGATCTTGATGACAAGGTACGTCTATGGATTCGTGAGTATTTTGAAACACGACCGAGTAAGGGCCGTACGATTGGTTAACTTAACGACGAGTGACGTGCCAGAAGGTGCAGCGATAGAGCGAGGGAACGCCGAGCGAGTGACTGGAGGTTTGCTCGAAGCAAACCAAGCGAGCGAACGGCGAGCGACCAGGCACCTAACGCTCACCGTTGGCACACAACGAGGAGGTTTATGAAGCATCTATACGATGAGACTAAGGTTCTTCAGACGTATCAAAGTGAGAGTAACCACAATCGTTTTTACACAGTGTACCGTGATAGGGACGGGATCATTTCCTGTGACTGTCCTTCATGGAAGTTCCAATCAAAGCCATCCCATAGCAGAGACTGCAAACATAAACTCTTCTATATGGGTGAGCAAATGCAGGAGGAGGTGTCCATTGAAGAACTCGAAACAACATGAACCTATAGCCATGGCCTTAGCTGACCAGGTATTTAAACCGGGTAAGGCTTTCTCTTATTCCGACATCGCTAAGATGATCGAGCACGAGAGAGCGCAACGCGGCGTGATGAAAAAGACTACCGTTGAAGAAGTGTCTCGACACGTCAGCGCTATGCGGATTCGTCTGGAAACCAACAGAGCTTGCACGTTAATCAATATCCGTGGGTATGGATGGAGATGCGTTGGAGCTTACGGTCAGTCCATCGCTGTCTTCGCCATGCAGAATGTTAAGAAGACAATCATGCAAGCTGAAAGGACAAACCGGTTGAAGCCTCTAGTGGATCAGAAACATATCCCTGAGGCTATCACGAAGGTGTTTACCAAGGCTTCAAATCAGCTAGTCAACATCAGTAAAATCAAGAAAGACTTTGTGCTTAACTACGAAAAACTGAGAAAGGGAGGAGCTCTCCATGAAGAAACAAAAGCAATCCGCGCTCACTGATCTTGGATTTTTAGAGAACATATCAACTCCGTATAAAAGAGAGTGGACTATTGAGAAGGCTCGGGTGTTTCTTGAATACCTAAAGAGCCTTCCGTTTGGGACTCCGTTTAAAGCAACACAAATCGCGGAGTCTGCTAAACTTGTCGGCATGTCAAACCAATCCATGGCTCCATTTTTAAAAGAACTTAAAGTCGCTAATCAGAAGGGGTGGTCTCTTGAAAAATATTTCGAAGCTGGGCGCCCTTTTCGTCCGGGTAAGCAGGTTGTTAAGTAAGGATTACGTACAGGTCTGTGATACTTGCGGGCGTAAGCCTATCGACTTCACTACAGATGCAAAGGATAAAGGGTACTGGATATTGCAGCATATTGATTCAGCCTCGCCTTCGCATCTCATGTCAGATATGAGCATCAAGCTGTACGTATCACTAGAGCGGAGACCTAAGCGCAAAGAGAACTATTTGTACAACTGCTTCTCATGCACGCCGAGTCGCCGCGAACCTATAACGATTCAACTTCCGGAGTCAGCATCAGGTTGATTTGAGAACGTTGCAGAGAGTGGCAGATTAACCGATCTTTAAAATCATGGTGCTTGTAGCTCAGGTAGTAGAGCAGGGTAAAGACTATCATGTCGCGTGGGTTGCTCCACGAATCGCAGGTAGCTAGTAACTCAGGTCGGGTGTGCAAGTCACCCCAAGCACCACCAGTTTTTGAATAACATTTTGCCAGAAGCGTATATGCGTAACGCCGTGACCTGCGGTAAGCGGCTAAAAGGTGAATGCCAAATAGTTTCCCTGCCTCACTTTTGGAATAGTCCTACATCTGGCATTCTCTTTAAGGTGGATTATGGATGAAGAAACGAGAAATTGGGCAAAGGAAGAAGCGAAGAAGATCGGGCTGTGGCTGTATGGCCCCGATGAAGGTCAGACTGAAGGCGTTGTGAGGACTTTGATAGATAAGATTAGTGCGGTGATCTTAGAGGGGTATGAGCGCGGAAGGCAGGATGAGCGCGAGGCGGTGAAGATGGGTGTGCTGTCAAGGCTGCGCCATCTTGAGAGAGGATTGAATGTGGACAGCCCCGCATGGCTCCAGATGGGTGAGATTATGGGCGTTTTGGAAAATTATTTTAAGGGGCGGGAAGCCATGAAAGACTCGGTGAAACCATGAGCAGCTCTTGGAATTGTGAAGAAGAATTGAGAAGCCTTGCGGCTGATCTATATCGGCAAGCGGCTGAGTTAGAAGCGGCGGCAGAAGTCCTAAGAACTCTTCGTGAAACAGATGGAATTAACGACAAGATTAAAAAGGCCAAGCAATGGGCGAAAGATTGGATGAAACCATGAACCGCACAACGGAGGTGGGCATGAGTAAGGATGAGGATAGGCTGAAGGAGAAGAAAGTACCCCGCAGGATTCCGTATGACTCTTGGATAAACAGTCAGCTCTCGATTGCGAGGCATTACGGGGGCTGTAAGGTGAATGGAAAGACCTACAAGCTTGATAGAAAGTGTAAGGCTGAGGCTAATGGGAAGTATAAACCTGATCTTGTGGAGGTGGTATGAGCGACCAGAATCCTGATGAGAAGCTTACCGAAATCGCTTTGTATGCTAGGACACTACCGCCTCATAAAACAAAGCAAAAGGAATACTTCAAATATCTTCTTACTGCCCTGACATCCTTGAGGGCGGAGAAGGATGCGGAGATTAGGCAGATTAAAGATTATTGGGATAATTCAGTTGATAAGTTTATGAATAAGAAATTGGGCGAGCTTGCGGTCGAGAGGGATGCGCTGATGGCTGAGAATGAGAGGCTGCGAGCTTCAGACTTTTTGTACCACGCAAATACGATCATTCAACATGCCAACGAGTATTACGATAGTTTCTACAAAGATCAAATTGAAGAACTCGAAGCCCAACTCTCCTATCTCAAGAAGTCTGAGGAGCGGATAAGGAGCGCCCTTTTGCGATATGCCGATTCCGCTAATTGGGTTGACGGTGGTTTTAGAACTGAAGAAGCAAACGTCATATTTATGAACCCTTTCGGGAGAGATGAAGCGGGTTATGTTATAGCCAAACAAGCCCTCAACGCCACTGAGGAGAAGGGCAAACCCATGACTCAGGAATCGGAGGTTAATTGATGAAGTACACAGTAGATGGTTGGAATAACTTTTGTAGTGTTTTTGAGCTTCCAGAGCGTTACCCAAGCGGTTTTTGTTTCGGTGGTGGAATCCCCGTGACAGTCACTATGGTTGATTGGTTTAATCCAGTTTCAGGTATGGGACAGCCCGCCATTAGCAAAGAGCAATGGGTAAAAAAACTAGGAGAATTTCAAACAGAAGAAGTATCGGATGACGGTCTGAGAGAGTCACTTTTGCCGTGGGTGAGCATGAAAAATTACGTCAAGAAAGGAAGGACTTATTTAATACTATGCAACTTCGGAGCATCTTTGACGTTTAAGGGTGGTGAACCCATGACTCAGGAAGACGAGGTGAAGCCGTGACGGAGCAAGAGAGAGGGCGAGGAATGGTTAAGAGAATCAAAGCCTGTTGGATTCATAGCGAGGAAAATACCGAGGGAGAATGTGTCAGGTATACAGATTACCAGTCCTTAGAAACCGAACTCTACACCCTCACCAAAGAGCGTGACGCGCTCCTTGTGGCGAATAACAAAAGAAAGAAATAGCATGAGTTGGACACCCTGGAAGGCTGCTGAAAAGCAGGTCTCCGAGTTCTTTGGCGGTAAACGAAGGGTCCGGATCAACTATTCTGACTTTGCCGGTGACATTGAACATCCCCGTTTAGCCATTGAAGTTAAGCAAGGTAAGCAGATACCTAGCTATCTAAACGCTAAATTCCCAACGGTCATCAGAGCGTTGGCTAAATCATATGTAATCTATCCGGCGCATAAGACGCAAGAGATGGTAGACGTGATTAAGTCTGGGAACGCGCACTGCTTTGAGACTCGCGTCAGGAAGGACGCTAAGTTCTTATTGGATGGTTTACGGCAGGCGTCTGCTTACCCTGAGAACACCGGGAAGATTCCAATCCTTGCTATGAAACCTCCACGGTGCCGAGGATTTATTGTTGCGATGTCCCTCTATGACTGGTTCGATCTATACCTCTAACATCTAAGTTTAGCTGCTTCCTCATTAACAACCTTAGTCAAGGGATCAACCTCTAGTGCTTTGCCCTGAGCCAGGATAGTTTCAATCCTACCCTGTATCCGATTCTTCTCGATCAATAGTTCATCCAAGCTCAAGTTATCAATGCTGGGGCTAGCTGCTGTCCATGCTGCAAAATTTGATGGCACTGATTGGTTACTGGTAGTGACCCCTGACCAGTAAATATTATTCAGAGCCTGCTGCGTCTGCGTCTGTGTAGCTACCTGCTCGTTGGTAGCAGACCCAACAAAGCCAAAATTCTTCGCAAAATCACCTAGACTTGTCGCCATTTGAAGCCTCCTTTAATTTTTCTGTTTCGTTTTCAACTGCTGATTGAACGTCATCGATATTATTTTTCTTCTTCATAAGCAGAACAGACCGGACATGATACATAATCTTGAGACATCCTTTACAAAACAAGGCCACCTCTTTAGATGGTTTTTTTTCACTGGTAAGGATAAGGCCACCCCGTGAAGCGCAGACCTTCGTGACTTCCTGACCAGAACGCCCGCAAAAGAAGCAGTCCTGCATACCGATCTCTCCTTGATCGTGATCCATTACCATTTACCCTTCTTGATTTTAGATGCTTCGTTGTTGATTAGATCCACCAGCGATTGATCAATCGTATCCGGTGAGCTTAGTAAATTCTTACCAAACTTGGACTCGCGGTATAGCAGGCAGTCATCACACAAACCAGCCTTCTCAACCAAGTCGCGCTCAGTATCACCCTTCTGTCTCGTTGCGGTTATCAAACGGACACCGCTGTTTATCTTAGCGCAGAGGAAGCATTGCCCTTCAACAAGAACACGCTCAAAGGTATTGCTCATATTCCCTCGCTTCTTCTGCAGTGACGCTGTGTTCGTGCGGATTGCTGACATGATGCCGCTTACAGAGGCCGCAAGAATTGAAGATAGACTGGATGAACTTTGGGAACAGCCTTTGATTTGTTTTTGTGTTGTGGAGTTTGTGATGGATCTCATCGATAGGTCTCACGCAGTTCGGGTGCTTGCACAGGCCGAGCTGGGCTCTTCTTATCGCTTGCTTCACCTCTGGGTCGAATCCACATCTCGTGGGATTTGATTGCATCGAGCACCTTCCTCCGGTTTTTAGCATCCTGTTCTGGAATCCAGTCTTTGTAAATTCTGAGCCAGTGCAGGTTCCCTGAGTTTTCTGCTAGAACTTTATCACACTGTTCCCGGTAACTCACCACCTCGTCAAGACCCCCCACCTTTTTGTACATCTTTGCTTTATCTTCCTTGTCCGAGTCCTTCCAGTCCGGTGTGTTCCGCAGCATATCAAAATCAAACAGCTTCTTAGGCTTAACTGGTTCCGGTAGGTAGCACAGCTTGTTGATTGATTCCAACGCTATGTATGCCAGCTCCTTGTTAAAGTCCGGACCAGACAACTTACCACGCATGTAATTAGACAACAGCTTCATGCAGGGCGCATTCTCTGACCCGTTAAATATTTTCTTAAAGTCTAAAATCATAACCCCCTCCGTTCTAGCTCCGCTACCGCTTGCTCGAAAGAAATCTTCGCTTCGAGATACTGGTCGAATAACCTGTAGTTTTCAGCCACCAGTTGCTCTATACGGGGCTGCAACTGTTTAACCGTATCAAGAGCGCCCTTAGATTCTGCCGCGCTTATAGCGTCATTGTGGAGGTCGTTTAAGTACCAAGCCCAAACACATAAAATCATTAACACCAAGCTAATTAATAACATGTCAGTCCTCCAGAGCCCTTTCGAAGGCTTTTAATCCTGCGTTTTTGTTATCGTAAACCCCCTCTAACAACCGCACATAGTTACGATCGTTCTGGATGAACCAGTCGAACGTCGCCCGCCATGACTTATCCGGCATCCTACCCATGCAAAACTTTGAATCCAAAATCTTGTCAATCGCTGCTGCCCAGTCCTTCTCAAACAATTCCTCCTTGAGCCTCTCACGCACTTTAGCCTGTCTCGATGCTGAGAAACAGAGCACCTTCGGTAAAGCTTTCGAGTTCCAGTAATTAAGTATATTACTGAGTGTATTAGTATGTTTATTACTAAAGCCACTACCCAGCTTTTGAAGAGAGTGAGTAAGAGGGTTAGGGGGAGTATGAGGGGGGAAGGGAGAGAGAGCGAGAGGGACTTTTACTTCCCCCAGAAGAGCTTGTTTGTGGGTCTCTAATGGGTTTTCGGCCAGCCTAAATAGCTGCTTTTCCAAGGCTTTAGGTTTGGTCTCGACGTGGGTGGGCCGCGTCGTTGTTGGGGGTAAAACTGTGGGTCTCATGTGTGGGTCAGACCCATGGGTCTCATGACCATTAGCTGATGCCATAGAACCGTTACCACGTATAGCTTTAGCGTAGGTCAGTTTGTGGGTCTCAGTTGTGGGTGAGACCCATGGGTCTTTAACGCCCTCAAGCGCTTTGATCTTTTGATACGAGCTCCAATTTATAATTGTGAGCAGAGACCCTTCTTTGTCTCCCTCGATATCCAAGATCTTATGCTTGTGGTGGAGACGTTTAAGAGCGTTCTTTACTGTCGATTCGGGCATCCCTAAGCCCTCAGCGATCTTCCGCCGTGCGAGTACAAGTTGACCAGGGATTAAGTCAATGAGTTGGTTCCGGAACAGAACCTTATTGCTCTCCTGATCGGGGGCTGTGACTAGCAGGTAGATGAACACACAAAGAGCGTTGCTGTCCCGCATCACGGAACTAGAGACAATCTTTCTGTGTAGAAGAATAGCGCTCATGTTTAAAAGGTGCTCTCCGGACGCTCCTGAGAGGGGAAATCAGGTCAAGGCCAAAAGGAGTTAAGGCGCCTGAGGTCCGGAGAGCGATCTTCGTTTACGGCCGCTTAACCCACGAAGGGACATCTTCGATGGATGCAGGATCAAACCCAGGATTCCCTTGCGCGGGAGCGTAGGGGTCCTTTGTGGTTGTTTTGTTCTTGGTCTTGCCGTTGTAGGTGTCAGTGAAAATATTCATATACACCTTCCGACCGACACATGCATCAAGGAGGTTCTTGAACTCCTGAGCGTCTGTATCGATTGGGGGTAGGCTAGACACGTCAAACTGGAGAACCTGTCCCAGAAACGAAGATAGACGCCATAGCGCCGATTCTGTGAGGGTATGGTACTCCCTTAAAGATGCCCCCATATGTTCGGCGGGCGCATTAACTTCCGTTGACCACTCGACCTGCTCATTTGAAGAACCCTTTGATGCGATCTTTTTCCAGCTATTGATCGTCACAAGGTAAGCTCCATCTGGTAAAAGCGGGTGTTCCCCTTCTCCTGCTGCTTTGAAATTTGCTAACATCGTATTGCTCCTTTGTTATACGTCGTTGACAGTATCGCCCTTGATTAGTTGCAACTCACCAGAAGACAAGGGCTTGAATGGTTTAGCCTTCTGGTAACTGAACTTCCGAACCTTGTCAAAGATGAAACACAAGTCGGCCGGTTCAAACTTATCCACACCCCGGTACTGGCTCTTAGCCAGGATGGTTGGGGTAGGTTCAAAACGGATATAGCGGTCCTCTGTCTTCTCGTACTTTTCAAGATGACCAACCATATCCACGATTCCGCACAGCTCTGTTGCGAGGGATGGAAATACCTTCGGTACAGTACGGGTCTTGTCACCGTCCGCAGACTTCTCGATTGTGAACGGCATCTCCCAGGCATTGAAGACTACATTTATTCCGACTTCGATCAGGTTCCTGAAATTGTACGTGTACTCGCGGAGTTTGGATGCGGCCTCGCCCTTGTCAACCAACGTAGCAAAGTCCTTCTTCTTCATCTTCACAATCGCTAACACGAACCACTCCTGAAGCTCTGAGATGTTGTCGATGACAACGTACTTGAACGGGTGCTTCTCCGTCAGCAAGAACCGGTACAGCCCAGCAATCTTGTCGAGATCCCGATCCATCTCGAACACGGTGTGTCCGCTGCCAAGCAGTGCTCCGCGCCCGCACTCAACGTTGATGATCAGGGTTTCCCCAACGGGCAGACGCTTAATGCAAGTCGTCTTCCCGGTCCCTGGATCAGCGTAGATGACAACCGCAATACCTCTGTCAACGGTGTCGCCGATAACCTTGAAGTCCTTACGTGGATCGTATGCGACGGCCATTAACGACCTCCTAGTGATTGCAAACGTATTCTTTTAACCGTCATATGCGTCACTCCTATTCTTCTGCCGATCTCGCGCAAGGATAAGCCCCAAAGATCGTTAACCTTCTTCTGGTATTCGGGATTGTGCTTCAAGGACCACTCCTTTACATGATGGTTAACGTGACAGGCATTGCAAAGAGTCTCTAGATTGCTCGGATCATTGTTAGGTCTAGCGGACCCACGACCATTACCGTCCCTGTGATGCAACGAAAGCCTCTTAGTGGAACCACACTGACACTTAGCGCCGATCAATTCCTCTCGTGGGGCGCCAAAGCGCTTTTTATCGATACATCTCCTGACGGAAGCCCTCGATTCCTCTAAATGAGTGGATCGGTAAGCCGATTGATAGGCTCTCTTACACGCCTTGCACTGACTCTCCCTGTCATAGAACTCGCCTTCTTTACCACACCTAGAACATATTTTCATTTTACCACCTCGTTAAGAGATGATACAATTACCTAGTGTTCCAAGCAATATAAAACTTATACTAAATTTACCAGCGCGATACCACTTCCTACTCTCAGCTATCACCTCGTTCATTTTCTCTTTAAGCTCTGTGATCGCAGTCACCACTTTTCCAAGTGTCTCCATGATGAGGTCTGTATCTGATTTCTTTTCTTCAACTTTCTCGCTCATAGCTCATCTCCTAGGGTTAGGGTGTTATCGTCAGGGAACTTCTGTCTCTTGTCGAACAGCCCATCGACAATGATTGGGTCAAGCACTTCTTGAAAGCAGATCGATTTGTACGGACACTCTCGGCCGTACATGAAGCAGGCATCCGTAGAGCGTTGGAATGAATTTGTGTCCAGAGCGTTGTTCATGTCCGTGATGTCAGCAAGCAAGTCCTGCTCGAACAGATTTAGCTGGAGTTCTGATCTGTAGGAATAGTGCCTGTCATACAGTTTGCTCTGATTTGCGGGGTCTTTGTAGTAGTCGTAGTTTCGCTCACCGAACGTCGTCGCAGTTTCGTACTGGCCTTTGCGGAGCAAGGGCTTGCGGATCATGTCGTAGAAGACACCGTGCACGCGCTGCTTAAGGATCTGTTGCATCGCCCAGATATAGCCAGTAGCCTGGTAAGACACGTCAGCTCGCCGTTTAAGCTCATTTAAATTCATCCCGGTGGTCTTGACCTCCCGGATCCAATACTTCCCCTGATCGAAGATTAGGCCATCTAAAACGCCAACCATATCGATTCCCGTATCCTTCACAGGGACTTTGAACTTCTGTTCAGGATAGATCTTGTTGAAGATTACAGAGGTGAACGGGTAATTCTCCCACATCCCGAGAGCAATGTACTTGCCGACCGTTTGATCCTCTTCTTCGTTCATGGATTGAGACTCGCCAATAGCCTTATCGAAGTCCTTAATAATCTGAGCGTGGCAGGATTTGATATCGATGCCACGGAAGTAGGATTCAAAGGCACCGTGTATGGATTTTCCGACAGAGACCGAAGCCCCTTCAGAGCGTTTAGGAACCAGACCGAGTTGATTTTTGAAGTAGTATTTTTTCTTGCAGGACTTGAAAGTAGCGAGGGATGAGTAGCTGATCGTAGGCGTGTCTTGCGTCATTCATTACCTCCCTTTTTTGGCTGTGAGACGCAATAATATCACGCTGTTTTTTTTTCGCAACAGGATTTTTAAAAATTATTTTCAGATCATGAACGGCAACAAAATAACGTAAGAACTCGCGATGCACGCATCCTCAAGCATCGTAGATTTATCGTCATGAATAAACTTAAAAGGGTTGAGAACACCGAATAAAATAGATCCAGATGTTGCGAGCAAAAGCTGAAGAGCGCCAAGCCACGGATGTCCGGCAAGGATTCCAACGATGAGACCCACCAGCCCGTAAGATGCACCACAAAGACCACGGAAAAGGATCTTCAAGCCAGCCCGATCATGCGTGTACTTAATTCCATATGAGAATCCGTTAGCGGCAGCGAGATACAACAGCGCTAGGAGCGCAACGAGATTCATCTGGAACAGCACGATGACGGCAGCGAGAACGGAAGGGCCAATCCAACGGCGCATAAACTTAGGGCCTTGACCACCAAGAAAATAACAGATCACGAACGGAACAATTAAAAGCAGAGATTTAAAAAGAGGCATGTTTTTCTCCTATCGTCTGAGCTGGTTGACACTTTACCGTTATTGGTTGAGATCGAGATCGGAGGCACGGGAGGTGTCGACTTCTTACTGTGAAAATGTTTCCAAATTCCAATACCGAGCCATATCACGCTGACCACAATCGTCAAAACAAGTATCTGATGGAAGGTTGTCGTGATAGCTTTTGCAGTATTCAAGCCATTAAAAAAACCACCAAAAAACTTTCTCCAACTCCACGCCTCGCCACCTTCAGGCAGTTCTGCAACTTCAGCCATATTTAGTCTCCTTGTGTTTTATAAACTCGCGGTCCATGAAAGAAATGTAACGGTCAATCTCTTTCGGGTCGGGCAAGACATCCCGAATACGCTTAAGCTCAATAGCCAGATCCTTCATTGCGTGCAACAAACCGTGGTACTCAAACCTATAGTCTCTATCCATGACACCCTTATCAGGCTTAGCCCTACTCACATATAGCCTTTAATGCGTTAAAGTTTACCTAACTAGGAGGATGATACATGCTCAAAGAAACGCCGCTGATTTTAGGAGACACTTGGTTCGTACCTTGTTTGTCATGTGGTCAATGCAACGAAGAAAATGAACGCTACTGCACTGGCTGTGACGAACAAATGGTCACTGATAAAAAGCTAACTAGCCCTGAAGGTCCTTAAAGTCATTCGATGTTTTTAAAGCAAGGGCAGCGATGCTATCTTTAAGCTTGTCAATGCTATCCCATATCTTGTCTGTCATGCGCTCGCGTTGTTCACATTCGTGTTTAATGCTGAGCTCTCTCGCTGCTTTTTCGTATTGAATTTGTTCAAGCAGATCTTTCATATCCGCTTCCGCAGACTGAATACGTGAGGCCATTCGTCCACCCCAGTAACACATAACAGCAATGTTGGCGATAATAGCCCCGACAATCGCAGCTAAAAAATAAATTAGAGGTAAAAACCATTCAGGCATGGGGCTATCCTTTCGATTTAGACGTTCTGATTTTTTCTCTCAACCAGTCCATCGTGTGCTTGCTGTTCTCATAAAAATTAGGTTCCCGAGGGTTTATCCCTGCTTTCTTCCACTCATCCGGTCTCAGCTTCTTAGCTACTGAAAATAAAGCAGCGATGCGCTGAGCCCTATCAAGCTCTTCGTTACGCTTATTGATCGCATTGACGGCGCCTATCTCATAGCCGGGGAAGTCTCTTGCATAGCCAATGATCGCGTCCTTTAGGTCAGCTTCGGAGACCTGAGCTATCTGCAATGTTCGCTCACTGATCCTATCCAGCTTATCCTTTGTGAACCGACGGAACTCTGAAGGACTGATGACCTTGCTACCAATAAAGATCGGCGTCTCGTCACCGCGCATAGACTTCGAGATGCTGACACCGGTAAAGTATTGGAGCATGTACTGGTCGAGCGTTTTGTTCCTGTCTGCGTTGGGTCTAGCGAAATCAGGACCGGCAACGGAGAGCAGCGTGTAACCGGAAGACAACCAGTTCACTATGCCATCAGCAGGAGTACCAAAGTTCGGGCGCCTCAATTTCTGGGACGGGTCGTTAGGGTCTTTGTCTGCGATGTAGTAAGCGATCATCCTTGGCACGACGCCGAGACGGCTCACAAAGGCTTCCTCACCTTTACCCATACCGAACAAAGAGAAATTCTCAGGCAAGAACTCCTGCATGGTCGTGAACTCCTGCATGAGCGGGATCTTCATATACATCGGTTCGCCGCGCTGGTTATACCCCATAAAAATAGAACTCTTTTTACCAACAGGATTCTGGGATGCCATCAGCGGGCGCTTCTCTTTACTGAACAGCGCTGTGGTCACGAGATTTAGAATCTGGATCAACCCAACGCCAAGCATGGTTCCGATTGCGAACTGACGCAGGATCATCTGCTGCATATGCTTTCGCTCAGACGGGAGAAGCTCACCCCAGAAAGCGCTCTTGGTCATGCGCCGCATAAACTTATTACCAGCGTTGTCGTTCGGCCCAAACATCGTGGCCGCGCCTTCACCGGTCAATCCCAACGCACCCGTAGCGTAGCGAGCCATGGTGAAACTGAACTCACGGGCAAACAAGAAGTTGTTTAGAAAATTACCTTCCCTGCCATGGATGTACTTACCGGGAAAGTTCATCGTCAGGTTCGTGCGCTGACCGGCCAGTCGTTTAGCCATCGGCTCTGGAAAACCACGGCGCATAAAGTCAGCCTTGGTCTCGTAGTAAAGTGTTTTCGACATCCCGCCAATCCAGGTCTCCCACAAATTGCGAGAGAACGGTGTCATGAACTGAATCGTTTGCGCCCACGCGCCCTTATCAGGATTCAGCAACGGCTCTAGCGATTCGTAATCCGACATCTGCTGGAAGGCTGTTGAAGCGCTTACTGTGGCAACACCTGCGCTCATCAGCTCAGTGACTTCCTCGGTTACGGTGCGGCCGGTGCTTGGAGCAAGCGTTGAGAAAGGCTGTCTCTTTACCGGGAGAAGGAACGCTTGAGGATCATGCGTGATCGTAGCGATGGTGCTTTTTAAGATCTTCTCCATGTTCGAGCCGCCGTTATCCTCGCCCTTCGTTAGCATCATACCCAACGCAAAGGATGACCCGACCTGATACAGCTGAAAGAACGGGGAGTACATGATCATCATCTTGGACAGGAACGCAGCTCTGGAAACATACTTCTCCACCTTGCTGACGTCACCAAACTCATTCTTGAAAAACCATTCAAACTCTTCAAAGGCTTTCTTCGGCATCCACGGAAGCTCTTTGAGATTCCCTCGGCGATTTACGAGCGCTTGGTAGCTATTGTTCTCTGAGTACCCGAGCGCTTCCATGATCTGATGGATTTCATGAATGTTTTTCTTCTCACCGGTTCCGACACCGAAGATCTCATCAGAGCCATCCGGCTTAATCCAGTAGCTCTTGTCGTTTTCAGTGTTGGATTTATCCTGTTTCCAACCATTCTTCTTGAGCCAATTAGCAAGCGTGCTCTTGTACATTACGATAGGAAGACCCATAGGAATCAGCGGATTCTCCCATGACTTAAAAGTATTCGCTAGGCTAGCGTTGGTTAAAGACTTCATCCCGTCGTACATGTAGCGGGCAGTTGCTGTCGCTGCGTTGTTAGCGATCTCGAACTTCTGCTCGTCTCTAGCGCGATGCTCGAAGTCATCAGCATCGATGCTCTTATGCTGGGTCTCTGAAGCGATCGAGTCGTTGGTGAAGGTGGATCCACCCGGACCACGCAGTCTCGTCTCCTCGGATTTCTGGTTGTGCGCCGGGAAGTAACCGTGCGTGATGCGCGTATATAAATCGGAAGAGTCGTGATGCCCTGCATTGATGAGCTGGTCACGGACACGGGTGATCTCAGCGTTGGCGAAAGCAACGGCTTGCTGCTCCTCCGGATGCAGCTGCTTCCAGTAGAAAAGCTCCGGCCGAGCCTTAACGCCTCCGAGCATGGCCTCGTTGTTGCGAAGAAATGCTTCTGACGGGATCGATCGTCCTTGCCCAACGAGCGTCTTAACCACCCGCGTTGGCTTGCCGATAGCATCCCTCGATGTCACGCGGACCTCTTCCATGGATTTCCACATGATATTCAGGCGAGCATTAACCAATTCCAACGGAATTGAAAACGAACCGTCCGCGAGCTTCGTGACCAAGTGCGGCGTGTTCTTGATGATGGACCGGTACGCAGCCCACGTTATCTCACTGCCAGCGTGCCACGCTAGGAACTCAGCCATGCTCCGGTCAGTCTGGAAGGTCAACTTCTGACGCTTAAACATATCGTTCATAGCGTTCATCATCTGTGATTCTGTGTACGCCCGAGCGTTGGGGTGCATGTTCTTGAAGACCATATCAGCGTCTTCTTTACCAGCTCCGTTGACGACGTTAACCGTGTTCTCAGGAATCTTACCCCACAGCATGTGAACGAATCCTAGGGATCCATTAGCAACCTTGGTGACAGCGCTCCAGGCCTGCCGGTAAGCCGACCCCTTCTTTGTGGGTGCTTCTGAGCTGTAGACCGGTAACTCTTCAGGCATCTCCGTAGGTGTGTCTAGACCACGATCCTTCGTCCAATCGCCATCTAGGGCCTTTCTTGTGGATGTGAGCAGGGTTCTCAGCTCTTCGGGTAGCAAGTTAAGGATCTCTTCAGCCTTAACCTTGCCGTCCCGGACCTTACTTAAGAGCTCTGCCCCTTCAGCGTTGGCTAAATACGACCCGACCTTCTCCAGGATCTCACTGTCGAAGACGCCGCCTTCTTCTTGCTGAAGCTCGTACTCTTCGAGGAAATCAAGCAACGCGTTGTACAGGTTGTATTCACGGGTGTTCTCCCTCAGAGTCTCCATGGCTTCTTGGTTCTCTTTAAGAACCTTCTCACCCTGCTCGGTCTTGGCCCATAGCGCAGCACCTTGATCGGTCATATCCCGCTCAGCCTTGTCGATATTGAAACTCTCACCGCTTTCGTAATCCACAACTTCTTCCGTGGAATCCGCTCCACGCTTAGGTGTCCTCATCCCGGCTTCCTGCGACAAGCGCATTGCTAATTTTTCGAGATACGCTTTCTCGCCCATGAAGTCACCGGGCTTGTAGGTATCTGAGAGCTCGTCATTTTTAATCCCCATCGTATTTGGGACCACGTTAACAATGTCAACTCTAGGATTATCGTGCAGCTCGATGAGCGCCTTAGTGGAAAGAACTCTTGAACGGAAACCGTTGTCTCCAGATTCAGATCCCTCGCCGACCTCCTTCGCGCGCAGCTGGATCTCATCGAGGGTATTTTTATCCAACGCTCTGAAAGCAGATCCCTCATCTTTTCCCATTGCTTGCTTGGCTGCGCTGGTCTTGAGAGACACGTCGTAATAAGACACAACGTACTCTGTCGTTGAGTTTGGGTCTAAGCGCCAAGGCATACCAGGGATATGACCCTTAATCTTATTTGCCATGACATCCAGGATTCTACGGATCTCGAGATCGAGCGTTGGGGTCTCTTTGCCTGTAGCGTTTACTTTGTCGCGGACCAGCTCCAACGCCAGGATCTTTGTCAGGTTCTCGTCCATGATCGTTGAGTCAATGCCGAGGAGAATATGGACTTGTTCGTGCGCTAAAGCGTAAGCGGCATACGCACCGCCCGGATCTTGGAAGTCATCAAACGTATCTGTGGACAGAGCCTCAACGCCTTTGGATGTGCGCAGCTTGCCTTGTTTAAGAGCGTTGTAATCATTTCGCAGCATCACGTCATCGATGATGATCTTGGATGTGACGATAGAACCGCCAACCCGAGCCTTAGCACCAACCTTCACTGGAGCCTGGCCCTCCTTCAGAAGAGCGTTCAGCTCTTTGGCTATCCGAGCAATCGTTGGTTTATCGTTGACCAAGCGAGCCTTGATGAGATCAGATCTTTTCTCAGCAATCTTGTCAGCGTTCATCCGGACAGCGATATTGCCTTTACGGATAACCTCAATCTTGCTAGCGAACTTCTCGTACACGCCCATAAGAACTTCTTTGGCGTCATCGTAATTTTTCCAGAACTCTTTACGGTTCTTTGTGTGCAGCTCGGTGGGGAGCTTATCCTCCGAGAGCTTTCCGACCACATCGCCACCACGAGGACCAAGCTTTTCTTTTAGAAGATCGTACGCAGTCTTTTTAGCTTCGCCTTCGGCGCGAGCCTTTGCCATCTCGACGATCAATTCCTGTTCGTTTGTAACCTGCCCCTGTGGAATTATTGACAAGATTTCGTCGCGACTCACAGTGAAAGACGAGATAGTTCCATCAAGCCCAGCCGCTATTCTTTTCTTAGAGAAGGACTCCGCGACCTCCTTTGATCGAGTAACAGACATGGGTCCAGAAGACTTTGGCCCAGCCCTGTAAACCGTCACCCGCGACCCAAGCTTCTCTTCCCTGAACATAGCGCTTATCTGGTTATCGAAGAACGGTCTGTTAGCCGGATCTTTCGCCATGGAGACGAGGTTATCGAGGCTTATTTTGAGGGAGGTTGGGTCCCCCCAGGTCTGCGACCGATAGTCCAACTGCGCATTAAGGATAGCTTTCCTAGTTTCAGGTTTCTGGTTAGCTTTCTCGAGCGCTTCATGGATCTTCTGACGTTCAACAGCTAAGTCCAATCCGCGCTGAAGCTGCTTTGCTTTTTTTGCATCAGCTATCAGACCGGTAAGAACCTTCTCTCTGTCTCTGAGCGCCTGCTTGAACTTTTCATTACCGCGAATAGACTCGCCGTAAGCCCAGGCGTCCTCTGTGTTAGCGAAAGTCAGCCGGACTCTTTGATTGGCTTTAGCAACCTGATCACGCATTTTATCCAACGCTGTTTTCTTTTCGATAACAGCGATTGAGCCCTCAACGGTCTCTGTTTTCTCAGAAGCTTGTTGTTGTTTTGCTTGATCTACAGCTTGAGCGACGGTGATCTGATGCATGGAACGAAAGGCCATCTCTGAAGGAGACTCTGTCTTAATACGACGCCGAGCCTTCTCTTTCTGCTGGGCTTCTTTGATCGCATCCTTTACTTTAGCACCGCGCTCAACGTCATCGTCCCATAGAGTAAACTCCTCGTTAAGCTGATCGTTATCGAGACTGTCCATAAAGCTTTTGATCGGACCGTGAGGCTCGGGTCCATCGCCCTGCTGGAAGATTGTGTGCTTGTAATGCACAACCCCATCTTTATCCGCTGTCTTTTTGAACCCGCTAAACTTCCAATCCTTTGTATCTGTATCTCCGACAAAGAAATAAAGTTCGTTCTTAAATTCTTCGCTCAACTGAGCCGGTGTCTTGCCGCGCATTTCATCGATCGGCATCAGCAACAATTTCTTTCTGAGAGAAGCTGGCAAGCGAGTGTCATCAGAGATGTCGATGCCGAGCTTATCCTTAACAACCTGTCTCTTGTCTATGTAATCAACATCTTTAATGCCGTAGGCTTTATCGGCTTCGACCATAGCTTTTGCATCTTTGATGCGGTGAGCCGTCGGGTCATCGTCAACGCTCGCGTAATCGATTACTTCCGGAGGCGCTATGGTCAGCGAGTTGAACGTCTTGCGCTGCTGGTCCAGGTCGTTTTGGCGGATAATAACTTGCTCGAACTTGTCGCGGATCTCTTTGGGCAAGGCTTCGATGAAGCGGGCTCTAACCATCGGATCGTCCATGAGCTCAAGAACTTCTTTCGGATCAAGAGCTCTCTGTTCCGCGAGCTTAGCGTACCGCTCAGGAAGAGAATCCAGCAGGGCCTGTTTGTCCTTGGGAGACATCTTCGAAAGAGCTGAGGGAGTGATCTCCTCGAACGCTTTTTGTTGCATACCGCGCATCTTGAGACTGCTGACTGTGGTGGTAAGACCGCCAACGCCACCGCCCAAGATTACTCCGACTAAGCCAGATTCCAATCCGCGTTTCTGGATCTCGCTGCTAGACCATTGACCTGTTGGCGTAGGAGCCATCCTGGTCATGTTATCCACCATGTCCTGGCCAACACTAGCGAAGTACTCTTCCATTCCCTCAACACCAGCGCTTGCCCCAACTACAGTCATGATTTTAGAGAACGCTTCTTTTGTTGTCTGAAGACCGAGATCTGAAAGCATCTTCGCTCCAAACTTAGAGATTGGAACCGTGCCACCAACGACTTCAGAGAATCCGTCGATCGCTCCGCTCAAGACAGAGTCCAGCAATAAGTTCGCTTTCTCTAACGGTGGCTTACCGCTACGAACACGGGCCTCGCTCTGCTCTGTGAGCTGAGCGTATTTATTCCCAGCGGAAATTGCCGACAGCCCCCCGAGTAATTGATATGACGGGACTCCGTATAGTGCGGCAGCTGCTGTTCCAAACGTTTGAGGTAGGTTCTCAGCGACAGCGAGACCGAGAAACTCACGAGCCTTAGAGTAGTCTGCGAATTTTTTATTCTCTGGCGTGCTAGTGGCTTTAGCGATAGCGTTGGCTTTATCAATTAACGTGAACAGAGTCTCGCCCTTAAACTTTCTTGATCTGACATCCAACGCGTCATGCGCTTTATCCAACGCTCGCATAGCCGGATTCTTTAACAGGAACTCCGGAGCTTCTCTCCCAGATACGGTGAACCCAAACAGCGAGTCAATGCCTTTAAGCTTAGACCCATCAGCTTTCACACCCGCAGTCAGCACATTCGGAAGGTTCACGACGGTTTCATACGCCAGCGGGACTGCTTGAAACCCACCCTGGATCATCCCAACGCCCGCAGCTCCCATCTGAGAAATCAGATCCGGAGTCTTCGAGTTGATGACGGGGTGATTTAAGCTGTCGATGAACTTAACGATGGCTTGGCCGGTATCAGCGGTCTTGCTAGCCTCTAAGTTGTCAAAGAAATTTCCCTTAGATTCCGGAGCCACAGCCTGCGCATCTGGATTGGTTTGAAAGTCATCAAAGAAATTACCACTTTTCTTTGGCGCTGTTGCTGTTGGAGCTAAGTGGGAATCTTGAAAATCATCAAAGAAATTAGCCATTAAGAACCTCGAAGTGAATTCAGGTACGCTAGCACAGCTTTCTTTTTCTTTTCATCGAACCGACTAGAGGCGTTCAATTCAGCGACCATGTGATCGTAACCGACATCTTTGAACCTTTTGTAAAAAGCATCAGATTCGTCCGTGGTTAACAATCCAGCCAGAGCATTACGCGCATCAGTCTCTGCCTTGGTCATCTGACCGTTAGAAAAATCAATGGATGGATTATCCGTTGGCTGAACACCCGGCTGGCCGTAAGCAGCGAGAGCTTTAACAGCTCGGACAGTCGCGTCTTCTTGCCCAATCGAAACGCTGGCGTTGCCTGACTTAACGCGACCAGTTGCTTCAGGGTGAGCCTTCCTGTACCTTTCAATGGCCGAAGCCCCTTCAAACATCGTCTGGTAATCAGGCGGCCTAAGACCCTGAGCCTTAGCATAGGCAGACGCCATGTTTGCAGGAACGCTTGAGGCTGGAGCGTTCATGAGATCCTGAACCGAAGTCAGGTCGTTACCTGAGCCTGTGTATAACGGGAAGGGAAGGCCCTTTAAATTGATTCTATTAGCCTCTTCCCCTGTCGTTGATAGCTGGTTCCTGGCAGCTAGAGATGGCCCTAGCAATGACAGAAGCTTAATCATGTCATCTTGATTAGACTTCTGCGCCGTTTGCTTTGCTGCGAACGTGCTGGCAAGAACGGTTAAAGCGTCTGTTGCAAACGAACCCTGTCTTTGGGGGATCGGTATCGGCCTACTGAAAGTCTGCGCTGATGCTGGTAAAATCATAAAACCCCCCTAATACTGACCAAGTTTAAGGTTCCCGTAATTAGACAAAAAGTTAGGAGCGAACCAGTTCGGCTTAGCTGCTTGAGATTGAGGTGAGTACGCGTTCTGAAAACTCTGGGTCAACGTATTAAATTGAGGCCCGGGTAACTGACTCGGAAACGCCATCCCACTAAATTGAGGCATCTGAGCAGGGAACGCATACTGGCTCTGAGGTAGGTTCGGGATGTACCCAGCGTTTCCAGAGTTCTGTCCACCTTGTTGATTGCCAAGCATTGTCCCGATAACCGAACCAGCCTGGCTCAAAAGCCCAGAGTTATCCGATGGAGCTTGAGCGGGATATCCATACTGAACAATCTGAGCCGGAGGACCTTGAGGAATCCCAAGACCGATAGCCCCGGCATCTCTGATCGTTTGCTGCGTACCCTGAATCTTCTGACCAGCGATGTACTCATCGATCTTACGGGCTGAGTCAGCATAGTTAATCATCTGCTTATCAACCGCTCTATTCGCAACCCCGCTACCAGCGCCTGTGATGGCCGCACCTTCAAGAGCTCCTTGCACAACGCCCCTGCGGCGCTGACCAGGGAGTCCGTAATACGTATTGTTGAGATCCTGTTCCATGCCAGCCTGAACCTGAGGCAGGAAGTTTTGAAGCCAAGACGGTAGCTCGCCCTGACCTATTGAAGTAAATTGATTCTGAACAAAATCAGACATTGCCTTGAAGCGAGGTTCGGTAAAATCATACGTAGGTAAACGCACAACATCATACGCATTCTGACCTTCAGCTCCGCCACCACCGCCTTTCTTGCTTCTACTAATCGCCGCAGATCCAAGAGCAGCACCACCAGCTATAACAGCTCCCCATGACATAACTATACCTCCGTAAGTAATTGCGTCAGTTTTGCATCAATGTAATCGTTGTCTTCTTTCTGGATAACCTGCTCTTCGATCTTTTCCAAGTCAGTCTCATCCGTTGGGTGGACAGTAACCCATATCGTATCCTCATGCGCGAAGCCAACGCGCTTAGCGTTTGGCTGTGACAGGATTACCATCGGAGCCTTAAGCCTTTTGATTCCTTCTTCAGACACAACCGTAATCTCGCCCTTCATCAAGAAACTATGGTGCGCCTGCTTATGGGTTTTCCCAACGACGATGGTGCCCTTAGGAATCAGCATCTCTCTCGCATAAGACCCTGGTGCAAAGTGATGCGTCACCGGAGCAAGAGCAGAGTCACCGAACTCCACACCGGGTAACTTAGCAAGCTCGCCCTGGAACTTAAGAATGTCTTCTCGTGATACTTTTCCAACAAGATCGTTCATGCGATTAACCCGAGCTCTTGAAGCCTGTCGATTAAAGAGTTGATTGCTGTACGAGCTTCTGCGTCGACCGTTGCCCCGCCAGTAGGATCAGCGATGGTCGCCGGTTGATCCACAGGTGTCACCCCGTAGAAGGCTAACTTCTGAGAAGTGGCTGTTCCTATTTTTGTTCCAGTTGTCGTTCCAACAGGAATGTTAAAGCTGTCGCCCATAGTCAGGTTACCCTTAAGGGTGTCCCCGTTTGAATTAAGAGCCGCACGCTGTATTTTCTCAAGGATCTCTCGAAGATGCGCCACAGATTCAGGACTGAAGTCCACAATGTCTTTGGTTTTAGGTATCATAAGTTGTTGATCTTGAAACCATGTAAGTAAGCGATGAAAGTGGACGAATCGCTCAGAGCATACAGTGTGTTCGCTGTGAGAATGTCAAGTTCCCAACGCTCAATTCTGGTTGAGCCACTCCCGGGAGTCCCGCCATATTTGTTCGGAGCTGTTGTTGCGCCAGTTGCAACAGAGTTCAAATTTGAAATAGCGCCCACTGACGACGGTTTAATCGTTCCATAGCAGTACGATGAAAGCGTAACCGGGACGAAGTTGGTTGTGTCTACAGCTACCCACGCAGAAGAACCAAGGTTCCCGGATGTCAGCGTCTGCCAAGCAGAAAAATTGTAGTCATCGCCTTTCTGAACGAAAGGTTCGATGACTGAACCGCTGGTTGTTCTAAACATCGATATCAGCCGTGTATGAGTTCCCGCAGGGCTAGAACCATCCTCAACGATCTCACCGGTAAATGTCGTGGCGGTCGCGTCAGCCACCGCGAAGACCTTGTACCACTTACTGGCGCCAAGCGAGGCAGTACAAGTGATGTTGCTCGTAATGGCTCTGAACTTGTACGTTGTTCCGTTAGTGCAAGCAACCTCAGACGCACCAATCGTGATCTCCGTCGTTGAAGAGTTGTAGACTGTCGTTACGTGCCGGTATTTAGCCAGGATAGTCTCCAAAGCGTAGTTATTATCTTCCTGGTACCCATCGATGTCGGAGATAAGATCTCCGCCCGCAGGCTTCGTTACCAACCATTGCTTATCACCAATCGCCATACAATCCCCCTTAGATAAGCATCGGTCGCGGAGACCAGACGCCTAAGATTTCTTTTAAAGTTAAGTCGCTAGTATCGGTCTTAGCAACTGTGAATTTTACAGTTCTCCCGAAAGCATTTGAAGGAAAGAATGATTCCCAGCGGTACGGGTAGAGACTCATATCCACAGTGAATGATCCCGTCTCTCCTGAATCAGTCGTCCATGTCAACGTGTACGTGCCTACACCGGAATGCGAAACAATGATCTTCTTGTAAATTTTATCGTCGTTGTGTCTCCCGAAATTTCGAAACCCTGTTCCGTAGACGAAAGGGATGTTCGTGGTTTCCTCAGTGCCTCCAGGAGTGTAAGTAAACTGAATCGCGTAACCATCCTGAGAGACAATGCGAGGTGTTGAGTAAGCATCTGGAGATGTTAAGACTGCCTTGAATTGAATATACTCCGCTGCCGCTGAAGCGATAGTGCTGCCGTTGGGGTTTGTAAGACCACCGTCCCATGCAGCAGCTAAGCAGGCAGCCTCAGTTGACCCTGACCGCGTCGAGAACACGACGTCGCATCCCGTCGGTAAGATCTCATGCCACTTGATAGTTCCAAAAGCAGACGCGCTCACAAAGAAAACCTCCGAGGTGTACGTTCCTGAAGCGTCCGGCTGATCGATAGTCGCTGTCCCGCTGTAACCAGCGTTCAGAGTCCCAACAGCATTGTTGATTGTCGTCGCCCAGCCGATGCGTATAGTTGGCTCTTCCTCAGTGCCTTCAAAGGATATGTCGTCCAGCCCAGAGTATATGTTGGTCGGGTAGCTTAAGTTTCCATTGAGCTGAGTCGTGGTTCTCAAAGAGATCGTCTGTGGAAAGTTCCTGGCCAGGTAAACATATCCATTCTGCGAGTCCCCAATATAGAGCTCGCCCGTTTCATCCCCGCCCTTAAAGGCCGCGAAGCTTGCCGCCCCATAGCTGTCGATTGAAAGAGCGCTGCGCAGCTGATTAAAGATCATGGTCCTGTCCTGGTAATCGACACCGCCATCAGCGGAGATGTAAGACAGGTAGTAATCGTTATCGTTCCAGAACCCAACGCTATACTGCTTCGAGTTGCTTTTGATCTGCTCATCGACCTTGAACTCATCGATGATGGGCGTGGACGCAGCGCCGTTGAAATTGTAAAGGTGATCCCAACCCTGGTAGTAAACGCCATAGGGCGTCTGCTGAATGGATTGCGGAGCAGGGCTCCCTTGATAGGAAATCGGGTCATCTATGAACCACCCATCAGGATCAGAAGAGTCGATGTGCATCTTGCGGATATTATTCCGTTTGAAGATACACATGGTGCCGAGCTGGATCGGAATACCGGTAATTTCATCGCCGTCATCAGGGCTGACATCCTTGTAGGATGTAGCTGTGGTTCCCTGAATATAGTGCGGTAAGAACGCGTCTGAGAAATAGATCCTGTTAGGTTCATTCGCTCCGGAAGCTACAAACAGACGCTCCCGGTAAATCTTGATGTATTTGCCTTTAGGCATGTCATCGGTCACCGCTGGCATCGTCGCCCCAAGGGAGGCATCTGCTATGTCATCAACGTACGTTGTCGTCGTGTTGTCTGATATGGTGGCCAATAGCTTAAGCGTTGAACCTCCACCCTCAGTTCTGTAAATGATTCTGTTGGCGGTGCCGGCTGGACCAAGCGGAATGTTGCTGAGCGTCACCTTCCGGCTATTCCCAGCGGACCCTGTGGTTACCGTATTACTCACCGCGCCGCAAGTGTAAGCATCCGTATCCATCGTTACGGCGTAGTAATAAGCCGCTGAGGCATCCAAATTAGTTCCCCCTGCCAAGAGGGTAGCCTTGCACGCACCGAGCTCCCAGGCCGCTACACCGTCCGTTTGCATGATGTTGTCTGAACCATTTGAGAAGATACACAGGTTCTTGTAGGTGGCAAAGGTAAAGGCCTCGCCGGAAGTCAGACCTGTCGCGATAGAAGCAAAGGTTCCTCCGACATCCGTACCCACCTTCATGGTGCCAAGGTACGCCCCAAGCAGGAACTTGCTCGTTGTCGTGTAAAACCGGTAAAGCGCGTGAAACGGATTAGCTCCAACGCTTGTAGTGTTGTAGTACGCTCTCTTGGGACGTTTAACCACAGAACCAACCTCTTCGTTGAATCTAGCGTTCTCAGCCGATTCAACCTTGTTGGTCTCCAGGAGGGTGTCGCGGTTAGTGCGATCCTGTCCAGGAACAAGCCTCAAGTGGAATGGAATGAACTCATCCGTTAACGGCATTTATAATTCCTCATCTGGATAACGTCTTCCTCTTGGTCGCTGTTAATCATGTAATCCTTGAGACCTGAATTGAAGATCGACCGGGAGTTGTTCGCACGGTCTCCGAGCCCGCGAGACTCGAATCCAACGATCTTAACGGCCTCCACAATAAGCTCATGGAGGACATCAGGAATTTGCGGATAGTCTGTATCAGCGGTCATATCCGTTGGCTTAAACGTGTAGTACGCTTTTACGTATGCACCACCCACGTTATCAGAGTCAGGAGGCGGCCAGATCAGAAACCAATCCTGTTCATGATCGTAAGCGAACTTGTACGGTGCCCCGCTCGAAGCAGATAACCATCCATCGTTTTCGAGATCCAGCTCTTTACGATCAGTCTCTTCGAGCTTCCTCCAGGTATCGCCACTGACCTTGTAATACACCTCTGTGAACTTACGGGCTGTCGGGAAGTACGTGGACAGCGTGTACTCCATCGTGTCAACCACAGCTGTCATCGTTGATTTGGTTCGGAGACATCGTGTCCGGAAAGCAATGTCATCGACTGCATCATTGATCCACAGGTTCAATTCCGTATCGCTCCAAAATGAGCTGGTGGTTTCACCCAACTGCTTCCGTGCTTTATTTCTAATCTCAGCTCTAGTCATCTTTGCCATAGTAACCTCAAAATAGCGCGAGAAACGCACTGATTGTTAACGGACTTGTTGATGGTGAACTGCTTGGACTCGCGCTCACACTCGTAGAAGGCGACGCGCTCGGTGACGAAGACGGACTCGGTGAACTCGATGGCGAAGCGCTCGGTGATGGCGAACTTGACGGCGACGGCGATGACGATGGCGACGAGCTCACGGAAGTACTCGGCGACGGCGATGTCGACGGAGACGGCGAGCTTGATGGCGATGAACTTACTGACGTACTCGGAGAAGGACTCGTAGACGGCGACGGCGATGATGATGGGCTAGTGCTCGGTGACACGCTGGGTGAAGTCGAAGCTGACGTACTCGGCGATGCGCTCGGCGAGCTCGATGGCGAAGCGCTCGGTGAGCTCGAAGCCGATGTGCTTGGAGATGCACTCGGTGAAGTCGACGGCGACGTGCTAACCGAAGCACTCGGCGAACTCGATGGCGATGAACTCGGCGACGTGCTAGCCGAAGTACTCGGGCTCGTAGATGCTGATGACGATGGCGAGCTTGACGGACTCGGACTCGAGCTCGGACTATTGCTCGGGCTCGTGCTCGGGCTCGGGCTAGAACTTGGACTTATACTTGGGCTCGTACTTGGACTTGGGCTCGCGCTCGGCGAAGTCGAAGCACTCGTAGACGGCGATGCACTCGGACTTGAGCTTGGAGACGGGCTAGTGCTCGGCGACGTGCTTGGAGAAGCGCTCGGGCTAGGTGACGGCGACGTGCTCGAGCTCGCACTTGGCGAAGAACTTGCGCTAGAGCTCGGGCTCGATGACGGAGAAGAACTCGGCGATGAGCTTGGAGAAGTGCTCGGGCTCGGCGAAGAACTTGGAGAAGTGCTAGGAGACGAGCTTGGGCTCGTGCTCGGGCTCGGGCTAGAGCTCGAACTTGCGCTTGGTGACGTGCTCGGACTCGCACTTGCGCTAGAGCTCGGACTACTGCTCGGGCTCGGCGAAGAACTTGGGCTCGTGCTCGGGCTAGAGCTCGGCGAAGAACTTGGGCTAGGTGAAGTACTAGGGCTCGTACTTGGGCTCGTGCTCGGGCTCGATGACGGAGAAGAACTCGGCGATGAGCTTGGACTGCTAGTGACTTCAGTCATCACAATCGTTTCATCGTTCCCCGAAAGACTTCCAC